ACAGCATCTCTAGTTGCTCCGGTCATCATACCACGACCTTCTTTTGTTTCTGTTGACCATAGTCCATATCTAGTTTCCCAGACATAGAATACATCATCAACCAGGGTTTCATTCTTCCGTTGATTCGTCATCTTTCTTTTTGTTAAACCCAAATGGACCAGATAGTTTGTCTTCTACTTTAATCTTCAAAGCAACAGCGCCAAGAGATTCCATAACTTTTAGAATGTCCTCAACCTTAGCTCCCTCTCCAAGTTCTTTAGAGACATACCAATACTTAGGCCAAAACTCTTCTCCAGCCTTTTGATAATCTTCAAGCGTCAGTAGTTTCATTTGATTCCTCCTCAGTTTGTGCTTCAATTACTTTTTGGATTTCTGTTTCGATTTGTGTGTCCAAATCCACAATCACATTACGAAGATCAACAACCCGTTGAGGGCAACAGGTTGAATCATATGTATAGTCTTTTGTATCACGGAATAGTGATGCTCTCACTGCGGCTGCAGCTCTAACATCCATTTCAATCTTAATCATTCTTTCTCCTCAAGTTTTACACGATAAACAGTTCGACGAGCAAACCGTTGATCAATCTTTAGTTTGCCCACATAAAGGGCAACAATCCAGGCGGTGAAGAGAAAACCTTCAAACCACCCCATACTATTCCATGCTTCTACTGCACTATCCATCAGAGGTCTCCTTGTTTACGATTTTCAGAGTAGTGAACATCAAACGATCCACCAGGGTATCGTTTCTCAAGTTTCTCTACATTCATTTCAATAATCTCATCGATCGAGGTATTTAACCCCATACAGGCTTGAGCCACATACCACATGATATCACCCAGTTCTCGTTTCATATGAAACAAGTTCTCTTCATTAACAGGTTTACCTTGGAATACAATCTTCTTGACAATCTCAGTAAACTCACCTGCCTCTGCTGACATACCTACAGCAGCAGTAAGCAATCGCTCGGTAGGAAATTCCTGTCCTTCAAGTTCTTGGATACGATATACAAAAGCTTCGTAATCTTTACTTTGTTCCGAGGTAACGCCATTTACAAATTCAAGGTATCGTTGTGTATCTACAGTCATAAGTCTAAAGGTTGTTGTTGATTTTCAGGGAGAGATTGTTGAGTTGGAAGTTTCTGACCACCAACTTCGAAATATTCAATTTGTTCCCAACTACCACCTACTCCACCATCCATATTAACTACGATGTCTCGGGTAGGAAGTTGTTTGTCAGAACTAACATCAATTATATCACCAGGGAGGGGATTGAACATATAGTAATGTCCGTCCCATCGTGCATTCCTCATACCAATAAGATTAACGGCATCTCTTTGACTACCACAATCGGCAATCTTTTCACCTCTGGGATTAAACACTGAATAGTAACCGTTCAAAACTTAAATCCCTCAAATGATTTCTTAGGTTTGTCCTCATAATTATACTCCTCTTCGGTTTTACTTTCAAGGAGATCGTCCTGAGCTGACTGCTCACAATCATACAACCTCATCTTGGCTCTGTCAATACCAATCACAAATCTCTTATACACATTAGCGTCATTGTATCTGTTCTTCAACTGCTTCACCAGTATCTGTCCCAAGGATTCGAGTTCTTCAGTTGAAATAAGGGCAAACATAAGATCAGCAGTAGCAGGGAGACCAAAGGACTCACTAGTATCAGTAAGCTCAACGTCACTGCTACCATAACCAGAACGAGTGGTCTGGGTGGCAGATACGATAGGTACGTTCGCTTCGACAGCGAGTCCTCTAAGCTCTTCAGCAATAGACTTAATAACCGTATATGAATTGACATTGCTGCCTCCGCGATACCTGCTGGAAGCACAAATATTAAGGTAATCAATGAAAATAATATCAGGTCTAAATGACTTCTTAAGTGCAAGCTCATTAAGAAGGGATGTAAAGTGTCCACTGTGTGCCGATGCTGTGGGATATTCTTTGATGATCAGGGTTCCCTGAGTCTTCTTTGCTAGGTTATTTACCTTGGTTTCAAACATCTGTTTAGGAAGTTCTGCCACCTCTTGGATATTCACATTCAAAAGGTTAGCGTCAATACGTTCTGCGATCTTCTCTTCAGCCATCTCCATAGTAATGTATAAAACATTCTTGTTCTGAAGAAGAACAGAGGCAGCCATATGACACATAAACAAAGACTTACCAACACCTGTGCCAGCCAGAGCAATATTCAGTGTCTTGTTAGGAAGACCACCCTTTGTAATCTTGTTAAAGTATTCTAGATCAAATGGTATCCTATTCTCCTTTCTGTTATAGGCTTCATATCGTTCTAGATAATCTTCTAGGTAATCGTGTCCAACATGATTATCAAAACTAACAGCTAGAGCATCAGATAAGATAGAAGGAATTGCATCTGGAGTCTTATCTTTACTCTGACCATCTGCGATACCAATAGACTCAACCAGTGCCAAGTAGATAGCACGTTCACGACACCACTTTTCAGTAGTGTTTAACAACCAATCAAACTCTGCTGGTTCATCATCTAGATGTGAAATCAGATGAGCAATTTTCTTGAACTGATCCTCATTGATATCCTTTCGTTTCTCAACCTCAATAGAAAGAACCTCTTTTGTAGGAAGTTCATTATACTCAGTTGTAAAACTTAGAATCTCTTGGTATACAACTTTCTGATCCTCGTCCTCAAAGTATTCATCTTTGAGGAATGGTAAAGCCTTACGCAAATATTCTTCATTGTGAAGAAGACTTCTTAGGATTAGAAACTCAACCTTATTCATAATGAATGTATGTACTCAAAATATACTTTGTATTTGTTGGTGGCAACCCAGCGTGTGGGTATTCCCATGTTGGAGGGAACACTAATACTTTACCACACTTTGGGTGGATTGTCACGTCATGTTCAGGAAAGTATGTTTCTCCGTCACTACCGTTTAGATAAAATAAGAAGGCAAGACATCTCCTTGCAGATTCATGGTTACCCACATCCACATGTTCATCAAATCGTTCTTCTCCACCAGGAAGATATCTCTTGAGTCTAAACTGCTCAAGAGATTTCAATCTTGGTAGATGTTTTCTTCTAACCTCAACTGAATACATTCCGTATGCTTTCTGAACAAATCCAACCAGAACCTTTACCAGTTCTGGGTTGTGTTGATTGAGGTTCAGTTGTGTAAAACAGGGTTTGTAATCATCATTAAAGTATTCATGGTTCTTCTCAGAGTCTTCAAATAGATCTATGAGATTATGACACAAGTCCTCAGGGAGAACATGGTCAAATACTTGAACCATAGGAGAATTGTTCTTTCGCGATTTCATCTAACTGTTCTAAAACTTCCTGTGTAAAATACTTATCTGGATTCTTAAGAATCTCTTTTGCATATATTTTTTTACCATCCATCTCATAACGACCAGCCACATTCTTCCACATACCACCAGCTTCTCCTAACTCTAGAAGACCATAGTATTTGTCCAAACCTCTCTCATCATAGTAGAGACGAACTGTTACGTCTTTATTTTCTTTACTAAGTCTTGACTTTGCTGTTTTAGCTTTGATAAGGTTTCCGATAACAGCCGTTCCATCCTTTTCCTTTTTCTTTGTGAGATAAATGATCGTAGAGGCGGCATACTTGAGGCCACTGCCGCCTCCCATTTCCTTAGTCGGGACATAAGATCCGATAACATCGTAGGTGTGGTTAGTAACAATCATTGGGATTTTAGCCTGTCCCAACTTCAGGGTTAACATTCTAAAGGCTCCTTTGACCAACTGTGATTTGGTCATGTCCCGAACCTGTTTATCATCAAGAGCATCACGAATCTCTTTCTCTGTAGATAACATACCCAGAGAGTCTAATACAAACATACAAGGTTTCCTATCTTCCTCTGGTGTTTTGAGGTAGATATCAACAGCTTGTAGTGCCTTCTGTCTAAACTGTTCGACAGTAACTACATTGACTACAACGAAACGGTCTAGGTCAATCCCCCTACTTGTGAGAAGAGACTTGTTAACAGCGGCTTCAGTGTCAAAATATAGACAATAACCACCAGGGTTAGAATCAAGGAAATTCTTGACGACTGCCAGGCTAAAGAAAGTCTTTCCAGTAGAAGACTCCCCAGCAATGGCAGTAATCTTATTCCCAGATACGCCACCAAATATACTACCTGAACAAAGTCCGTTAAAGATGTACGAACCCGTGTCCACGTAAGTTTCGGTTTCGTCGATGTCGGCTGCCAGTTGGGTGTACTCATCTCCAATCTCTTTTACAATCTCTTTAAGGAAATCCATAGATCACTCGAAAATATAATGTGAATTTTGACTTTTAAAAGTCTCTATCTGTTCTTTAGTTTTGAAGAACTTATACAATATAGAGTTTGGAAACTCTTTGATATGGTACTTAACTTTAATCATTAACTAAAAAATAACTCTAGGTTTGCAACTTTCTCAACATTCCATCCAATGGAATCAAGAATGACCTTTACAGGTTCAAGGAAGGCTTTG